ATTTTATGTGAATGCATGGATGCCGTTGCCGGAGCCATACAAGGAAGAAAACTATTAGTCAGAAGGGGAATGAACTATGGAGTGGGTACTACTTGAAAAAGAAAAGGCTAAAAAAATTGCTAGGTTGCTGGAACGCTATGGACGGATCCAGCGCAAGAGAGCCTGGCATAAGCGCAGCAGGACAGGCAAGCGGAAGTAAATTAAGATTTGGAGGATGAAAGCATGAGTTATTTACACTGTCCCTATTGTGAAGCCAAGAAAAATGCAAAGGTCAAAGTTGTGTATAAAGCATTACAGCCTATTGATGGGGAATGCCCGGATTGCGGAGCATGGATTGATGCCGGGCAACAGACTGTAAAAGTAAACGGATATGCTGATATCTACAAGGGTGCTATTGCATTGATTGATGATATGGTGGCAACATTTAATCGCATATTATACGACTTGGATATAGATCTAAAAGATGCTTATGGCGAAGATGTTGAAGTTAGGTTCAATACATCAGAACTGATTGAAAAACTGTTTCTTCCATATGCCGGAAGAACAAGTAAGAGCAACTTTGCAGAGGCCTTAGGCATATATGAGGACGAACATACTTGGATTATCTCGAAAGATGGTGACAAATGTGAGGACTAAAAAGTGTACGGACTGTGTGAACTGCGATGCAATCCGCGGATTTATGGTTACATGCCATTATTCATATGATACAGACGAAATATTTGTTCTTTAATTAAGATTTGGGAGAAATAGCATGAGAGATGAAGAAATAAAATATTGCCCTTTTAGGGTGGTAACAGAAACATTTCCTGCAATGTATGTGGGGAATGGAGATATTACGAGAACAAGTTTTGAAGCGTGTTTGAAAGAGCAGTGTCCGGCTTTTTATGTGGCTCATGGCGGATATGGTCAAGAATATGAACGATGCAAGCGGTTGAAATAACTATTAAGATTTTGGAGGCTATGAAAAGCTAAAAGAATCATATGAAGCTGGGCAAATCTTAAATTATGAGAAGGAATGATGAGGATGAAAGGTAGAAATGCAGAGGGTTATCCGGGTCCAACGGCGGCCAGAGCAATCAAGGCAGCAGATCGGCCACCGGAGAAGATCATTATGTTCCGGAAGATGATTAAAGCATTGAGCGTGATCTGTCATGTGAGAGTATTGGGAAAAGTAACTCTGGTAGATAAGAAAGGGCGGCGGTGGTGATGATGACCAGAGCGGAGAGACGGCGGATGGAACGGGAGTCAGGCAGCAGGACTACATACCAGTTCACGCTGGAACAGATCGAAGCCATGAAGCGTCAGGCGGTTCTGGATGCCAAGGAAAAAATGAAAGAGGAGATCGCGAAGGAGATCAATGAGCACATCCAAGAAGAATGGAAACAGCGAGAACAGGAAATGTCCGGAGAGAATGAGCAAGAACGGATTGAGAAAGTTCTGGCGCTTCTGATGTCAGTACCGGCACGGATCCTGTGTGAGAAGTTCCACTGGAAAGGTGTCAGGGATGAGAATGATCATCGGTCAAAGCTCCTTCAGTTCTCTGAGGCAATTGTGAAGGAGGTGAATCGGATCTGTGGTGATGAGAATGCAGATATCCGGAAATACCGGGATGAAACATATGAACTATATGGCGTGAAGTATGAGGTGAAATGAGGATGAGAACCCAGTGGGATGAGAAGGTTGCGAAAGCTCTGAAGAAGAAAAAACAGGAGACAGAGTATGCGGCCATGAGCGAGGATAAGGGCAGACACAGTTGGTCGGCGGCGCATCCGGCGTACATGGGGACAAGCCTTTGTCCGGATCCGAGATACAGAGGAGGGAAAGAGCGATGAAATGGATCATGCTTTGGAGCTTTAGGTATGCAATGGGAATTATTCTTCTTGCAATAGGTTTTCATTGCGCTTATAAGAGCAAGAATGAACATAAGATTGCAGATACGATATTCTGGTGTACATGGATGATTATTATTGCAAGAGGACTTTATTGATCAACAGAGGGGAGGTGATGCCAATGGAGACGATCAAAATCACGCGGGCGTTACTGGACAGCTATCGAAAACTGCTTCGAGAAATCAATTTGTTAGAGAAAGAGCTGGAGGACATGCTGCAGGGAGATCATGGGATTGGCAGCAGTGTTGTGATGGACTATAGAAAAGGATATCCTCAGCCTCAGGGAGTTACTGGTTTTGATGGAGAACTGTATGACCGGAGAAGAAAGATTCTTGAGGGCAAGCGCGAGAAATGCAAAGCAATTGAAAATTGGATTAATGCAATTGAGGATACGACAACACGCTGCGTTTTCAAAATGTACTACATTGATGGACTGACATGGGAAAAGATTGCGATGAAAATTGGATATGCGGGAAATCCAGACTATCCGAGGCTGGTGATCCGTGACCGATATCTTAAAAAAATGCAAATCAAATAAAAATAGTTCGGAAAGTTCGGAAAGTTCGTTTTATAATATAATCGAAGCCAAAGGGCAGACGGAAACGCTCCATTTGGTCACAATACCTTCCTTTAGCTGCAGGCGGTAGCCGGGAACGGCTGCCGGTATTGGAACATAGCTTAGATGGCAGAGCGGCTGATATTTAATCAGTATGTCGAGGGTTCGAGTCATTCTGTTCCAATTTTGTCATGAGTTGACATTCCCCCTCAAAAAGTACTCATCAGAAAACGATGGGTACTTTTTCATTATACTGTTGACATACGGTGTACCGTATGATATAATAGATAATGTAAGGAGGTGAGATGCAGATGAGAGGCGAAAGCCGAAAAAAGAAAAAGCCCAATAGCAAGTGGAAAGCTTGGCTGGCTGACCTGCTAAAGGACTTAATCGTTGGAATCATCCTACTGATTCTTAACAAGCTACTTGAGTAGCAGAGGAGGGCGAAAGCCCTTCTCTTAAGAGGATTATAACACACTCATCTGTATAAAACAAGAATGAAAGAATTGCTTAGAAATGTATTGCCGATCCTGGCCGTGTTCTTTTTTGCAAGAGCGGGATACCTTGCAATTAAAATCCTGGTGCATTGGTGGAGGGAACGCTATGCCAATCGGTAGTCCAAAGCCGCAGACGATTGCGACTAAGAAGTATGAACAGAAAGCTGGATTTGTAAGTAAGTCTTACAAGTTACGGCGTGAGCTTGTAGATCAGTTTGCCGTCGCCTGCGAGAAGGCAGGCACCAGCCAGGCGGCACAGCTTACAAAAATGATGAAGGACTTCATCGAGGAACAGAATAAAGAATGAGAGAAGGGCACTCGGAAACGGGTGCTCTTTTCTGTACGCAAAAATGGGGTGATACGATGATTTATAAAAGATGCCCGCATTGTGGAAAAAGAGTGGCGGTAGGAAAAAAATGCGGGTGTGGATTTAAACGGGAGTATGCGGCGCCGCAGGGGACAAGAAAGCTGTACCATACTTCTCGCTGGAATAAACTGCAGAAAACAATTGTTTCTTTTTACAATGGTTTAGATCCTTACGCAAAGAGTAAAAACAAAATTGAATATGCGAACATCGTTCATCACATTGTTCCTGCGGAAGAAGATCCGGAGCACTTCTGGGATTCAGAGAACCTGATCCCTCTGTCACGGTCATCCCATGATGAGGTGCACGTGAGGTACCGCTCCAGCCCTCAGGAGAAGCTGAAATGCCAGAATGAGCTGCGCTCATGCCTCAGATCAGCAGAAGACATGCTCTTGGGGTAGGGGGTCAGAAAAAGTACGGAGAGGGCGCCGCAAGACCGCCGTCCCTCTTTTCTTTTCACAAAATTCTAAAAACTCATCAAATTTATCCCCATTTATGGGGATAAAGGCGAAATACCCCCCAAAAACGGGGAGAAAGGAGAAACGTATGCCGAGACCGAGAAAGCCATTAGCGGCACAGACTGGGCATTTGACGAAGGAGACTCAGGAAACAAGAAAGTATGAAGAATCCCTTGTAAATGCGGGAAAAGATGAACTGGAAAACATTCCGGTTGCGCTTTTCCTTGACGCTGTAGCAAAGAAAGAATATAAGCGCACTCTGGAGAATTTGAGAAAGATCGATCTGATCAACAATCTCGACAGGGCAGCGCTTATTTCATATGCAAATTCATATGCTTTGTACGTGAAAACGTGTAAAGAGATCAAGGATACCGGGTTTGTGAGCGTCATAAACGGCAGACCGAACCCTCTGTTTGCAATCATGAATCAGGCAAAAAAGGAGATGGAGACCGCGGGCAAAGTCTTGGGAATGTCACCGACAGCCAGACTGCAGGCGGCATCTTCAAAGACAAAGGTTCAGGCGGAAGAACTGGAAGGAATGTTTGGTGATATTTGATGACGAACCTGGAAGAGATTACCAGATACGCAAAATCCTGCATCAATGGGGAGATCCCGTCGGGGCAGAAACACAAATGGGCGTGCGAACGGTTTTTAAATGACCTGAATCGGGTCGGAGATCCGGATTTCCCGTATATCTGGGATGAAGAACGGGCGGATAAGATCGTCAAATGGTTTGCGCTCCTCCATCACAGTAAAGGAAAGCTGTCAGGACAGCCGATCCGGCTGACGTCTTGGCAGAAGTTCAGAGAATGCCAGCTTTACGGATGGCGTCATAAAGATACCGGCTTCAAGCGCTTTAAGAAGGCATTTACCGAGGTCGGAAGAAAGAATGCAAAGTCTCAGATGGAGGCGGGCGAGGCACTGAATGAGATTTCTGAGCAGGCGACCAGGAACAAAGAGACCTATGAGGTGTACACGGCCGGAACAAAACGGGACCAGTCGAAGATCGTATTTAATGAGTGCGATCTTATGACGAGGGGAACGCTGCTCCGGACGAAATTCAACTTTAAACGGGATGAGATCATCCATATCAAGTCCGGGTCCTTTATCCGGGCGCTCTCCAAAGAGGATGGAAAGACCGGTGACGGAACAAACCCGGCGTGTCTGATCCTGGATGAGTATCATCAGCATCCGACCACGGATTTCTATGATCTGGGACTTGGATCTAATACAAAGGAGCCAATGCTGTCGATCATCACGACGGCCGGTAAGGATCTGACATATCCCTGTTACACACAGGAGTACGATTATTGCTCGAAGATCCTGGATCCGAATGTGGATGTGCAGAATGATGAGTATTTCGTTGATATTTGCGAGGCGGATCCGGGCGATGATCCCGGCGCGATCACGACATGGCAGAAAGCAAACCCGATCCGCGCGTTCTATCCGGAGGGAATCCAGAAGATTGCGGAAGACTTTGAAGTCGCAAAACAGATTCCGGAAAAGATGATCGCTTTCCTGACGAAAGTGCTGAATATCTGGGTATCTGCGGTAAACAACGGATATATGGACATGAAGAAATGGAAGGCATGTGAGGTCAAGGAAGTACCAATCGAGCTGAAAGGGCGGCCGGTGTATATTGGATTTGATATGTCGGCGAAGATCGACCTGACGTCCGTGGCATTTATCGTACCGTATCAGATCGCGGAGATTGATAAGAGCGGGAGACCAATCGTCCGCTATTACCTTTGGACACACAGCTTCATCCCATCAATGGACCGGGTTAGGGAGCACATCATGAAGGACAAGGTTCCTTATGATGCATGGCTGCGCTTAGGGTATCTGGAGGTCACAGACACACCGATCGTGGATCAGTCGCGGGTCATGGAATATGTGCTTGATACCTGTAAAAAGCTGGAACTGGACATCCAGTGCCTGTGTTTTGACCCTGCGAACGCCAGTAAGCTGATGCTGGATCTCTCGAACGAAGGATATACGGTAGAAGAGGTTTACCAGAGCCACAAGTCCCTCAATGAGTCCACACAGGGCTTCCGGGAGCAGGTCTACTGTGGAAATATCCAGTATGTGCATAACGCACTGCTAAATTATGCGATGTCAAACGCCGTGACGCGGCAGAATAACGGTCTGATCAAGATCGATAAGGATGCCACCACAAAGCGAATTGACCCGGTGGACGCGACGCTGGCGGCTTTTAAACTGGCATTATATCACGATTTTGAAGCGGAAAACATGAATGATTATGTGGCGAGGTTCCTGGAGGAAAT